CTTTCTGCGGAGGCCGGTGCAGCGAAGTGGCTCTTAGGCCAACGTGACAGGATCAGGCAATATCGGCGGGATTATACCCAAGCCATTTTCGAGAACGACACCCAACAGGCCGAGAAAGTCAATCGGGGTTTTCAGAAAGTCTATCCAGAGTTAGGGCCTATCCAAATCAAAAAGTCGGACATCCGGGCGTTGGAGAATCGGCGGGAGATTTCGAGATTGAATCGAATCGCGGGCGGAATCTCGAAGAGTTATCGGCCCTTGTTCGAGCAAGTCATCGGTGAAGCATCTCTCGGGCGATTGACCGAAGACATCCAGGTAGGGGGCTTGGATGTGCTGCAAGGATATTTGCCCAACCCTTAATTTTTCTGTTGACTTTCCCTTTCCAGTATGTTATAATACGTGCTGAATGTCGGGGCCGTCGCTCTGGCTGTAGTGGTTATACACGAGCCGGGACGACCCCGGCGATTTTTTAAAAGGAGAATGTTATGCCAACCGAATGTTGTTTGAACTATCATATTGTGGACGAGGACGACGTGATTATTGCCTCGTTTCGAGTTCCCGTTGATAGGAACTTAGCCCTGCGGACGATGCGAGAGACATATCCCGAGTACACATTCGAGGCGCTAAACGATTGATTCGGTTCGACGCTCATCCTGATTGTACTCTCTGTCCGCTCCATGAGTCGGCCTCGAACCCCGGCCTTTGTACAAGGTCAATGTTTGACGGTCAAATGGCCTCTTCACATCGGGCAATTCTTTTTGTTGGGCAAAGTCCCGGTTTGCAGGAAGATAAACAAGGAAAGTCTTTCGTCGGTTGGACAGGCCAACTCCTTGAAAAATTTGTCATGGCGTCTCATATCCCGGACTTTGCTGATGTTTATTTAAGTAACGCTTGTCGTTGTCACCCTCCGCAAGATGCGGATGAGTCCCAAGCGCAGATTCGCAAGTGCCGGGACTATCTGGTTGAGGATGTGGCCAAACTCCAAACCCTTTACGAAGAAGTGATTATAATGAACCTTGGGGCAAAGGCAGTTTATGCCACGCTCCATTTGAGTTCACTCACCGAAGCACTCAAGAAACAAGCGACGTTTTCCCCTGTGCTGGGGGACAAAAACATTCGTGTATTCAGCACATATCACCCGGCCATCCTACACGCGGGCCGGGAACCGGGCAAAGTAAGGGCCGTCGAAACACACTTCTCGTTGTTGCTTCGGTATCTCAAGGGCGAGTTCATTCCGAACGAGCTAAAGATTGTACCAGAGGTGTTGGCCGATGTCCCCGAGACGTTGCCGGGACTCGTGACATTAGACATTGAGACCTATGGCATCTTGGAAGGCGTTGAACAGACCGTCTTTCAACCAATCAAATCGAAGTTGGTTGACAAGATTCCTTACGGCCAACAGATTATTACCGTGAGCTTCGCGTGGCGGGATGGCGACCATCGAATCCGAACCCCTTTGTATATGTGGCGATTCAAAGCTCACCAGAAGAAAATCCGAGAATGGTTCCGCCGTATATCGAAAGACCGAATCGTATGTCGTGGGCAGAACATCAAATTCGATTTGCTCTATTTGAAATCCAGTGGCGATCCCGAATTGGCCTACTGGATTGATCCCCGCAGATTGCTCCTGGATGATACTCTTCTGTTGAGCTTCCTGCTTTACGAACAGCAACCGGAGAAGGGACTCAAAGAGCTTTCGACTTTGTTCGGCATCACGGACTACTCGGGCGTTCGAGTGACGGGCAAATCGGGCAATGCTAAGTCCTGTTGGGATAAGGAATTACACCACTACAACTGCCTCGATGCTGCGGCCACGCTCGTTCTTGGAGAGGAGTTGGAACGGCGTATCCGAGAGCAATATGGTGACACATCGCCTAAGTTGAGTGGCGTGTGCGCGTGGTTGCGTAACGTGATTATTTGGGACACGCTCACGCTTGAGGCAAACGGAAGTGCGTTCAATGTGCCGAAGCTCGAAGCATATCACAAGCAGGAGGAAGCACGCTGTGAGGAATTGCTCGGAGAAGCCGAAGCTCTTTACGAAATGAAACTTGCAGGCCCCGGCTCAGACGGGCCACTCCGCCAACTTATGCTCGATTGTCTTGCGGAGGCCGACATGATGAGCGATTCGAGAGTGATGTGGACGGGCAAAGAGAAGAAGATTTCGATTGGCGTTGAGAATGTAAATCTGGTCAAGGACCACCTGCCGGACGGTGAACACAAGAAAATCATTGCGGCCTTTCAGGAGTATAAGGAACGGAACAAAATCGTATCGACGTACACGGGGCCGCTGCTCGGGGAACCTCGTCGGGGAATTGTGGAAAGGAAAGACCATGTGGGGATTGTGTATCCAAGCTGGTATCCTGTGCCATTGTATAATGATCGCGGTGGTAGTAGTGACGATAAAGCTGGCGGACAGATTCAGGGCCGCTTTAGCTGCAAGAAGCCACCGCGTCAAACAGAGCCGAGCGCAATCCGACAATGTTCCTGTTCTCGATGGCCCGGAGGAACACTCGTAGAATGTGATATGAGCCAAGACCACTTGCGCATGGCGGCACTCTTGTCGGGCGACCCCGAGCTTATGGATGCCTATCAGAGAGAAGGAGAGAGCATCCATGTTCGCACGGCGGCTACGATCTTCCCGGAGTTAGATAGAAACAAAATTAAGAAGGAACACCCCGACGAATACAAACTCGGCAAGACACTCAACTTCGCCGTGATTTTTCGTTGCGGCCCCGGCACGTTCCAGCAGACGGCACTGCACGACGTGGGAATTGAATTGGATATTGGATTCTGCGCGTTGGCAATTCGACGGTGGGCAGAGAAGCATCATGTCTATTGGGCATGGCAGGATAAGATGATTGACCTCGCGGCCCGGCAGGGGTATCTCATGTTACCTACGGGGTGGTCAAGGACGTTTGGACTCGGCCAGAAGAATATCGCGGGGCAGGTTGGGGAAGTCCTTAATTTTTTACACCAGACGCCGAGTGCCCAACTGACTCATTCGGCTCAATACAAAATTCAACACGAACTTCTCCGTTATCACATGCGAAGTTTAATATGTCTAAACATATATGATTCTCTCTTTATGGATTGTTACCCCGGCGAAGAAGAAGCAGCAAAAGAAATTCTCCTTCGCAACATGAACAATCCCCCGCTACTCAAGGTATTTGAGAAGTGGGTTGGACGAACAATACCGTGGGCCGCAGAATTGAAGGAGTACAAGCAATGATTCCACGAAAAACGGATGTGTATATTCGGTACGGCATACCGAATGTGGTTACGATCCAGATTGACACGCGCGAACAAGTTCCGATGCTGTTCCCCGCCACGATCCGTGTGGGACATCCGGAAATTACACACTTGGACTTGCCCGTGGCCGTCAACTCGGAACGGATTGCTTTACCGTTCGGGGACTATCGGCTGGCCGAATATCCCGACTTATGTGTGGTCGAACGGAAGGCGTCCCAACTGGAGCTTTACAAAAATCTCAACGAAAGCCACGACCGCATACGACAGGCCAAAGCGTTTCGCAAATTGATGTGCGGGTGCAAGTATCCGTATTTGATGGTTGAGGCGTCCCCCGCAGAGTTGCTGTCCGACGATCCACGAATCAAACAGCCCGAGCTTGTATGTCACCGTCTCGCCCTGGCCGTGGCGAAGTATGGATTGCACCTGTGGATGGTTCCGTGGAAGTCCAAAGACTCTAACGCCCGCCGCAAGGTCGGTACACTAATGCTTCATCTTATGCTCGGCTGCGCGTTGAAGGAGACGTTCGATACAATACCCCCAACCCTTTTAGACGAGGAAGAACAATGACAGAGGAAACAAGACGAACATGTGAACATACGCTTTGTGTCGTAGTCTTTCGGGACAATGTACGGATATGTCCTTTGTGTGATATGAGGGCGTTAGGCAATAAATTGGCCGATGAGTTGTTAATTAAGAACAAAGAAATAAAGGCATTGAAGGGAATAAAAGGATGGCTTCGATACAAAATAATTGGCCCGAAAAAAACCTGAATACTCCCCAACACTGCAACAATTTTTCACCCCTGCCTTTAGGATACAAACGCCAACCTTGTCGTACTTGTGTCTATTTCTATCTTCTTTCTTATGAGCGAAAGCTCGAATCAGACCGAGACGGGGAGTGCCGATTAGACGCCCCCAAAGAAACATACCAAGAAGTTACTTTTGGTGGTTCTTGTGGTCATCACGAAAAAATCTGAAAATCCCGAGAAAATCGCTTGACATCGGGGTCGGAATATGGTACAATACGTGTATGAGAATAGAGGAGTGAGTTGAATTAGACCTCCGCAGGATTGGGGGTAAATCTGGCAGCGGCCTTATTTGCCCCCTCCTTTTTGAACCAGAGAAGGAACCCAAATGAGTACGATTCGCAAGTTGAAGAAGAGCATTGAACAACACGAGACGGCGGGCCTTCCGGCCATCCTAATCGTCCCAAGTGACACATTCGACCCATCCAATGCAGACCTCATAACCATCACAGACCGTGCCATCTACGACAAGGTTTTGGATGGGGCGAAGTGGGCACTGGAGAACAACCGGCAGGGAGTGACGCGCTCGCCGAACAACGTGGCGGGATCGCAACCGAGAATCATCATCAGTAGAGGTGGAATATGATTGACCCGAACCGAGGAGCATCGGACGAGGTATTGGAACAGCAGAAGGAGGAGAGCTACGAACGGATGCGGCTGCAACTGTTCGAGGCTGTTGAGAAGAAGCTCGCCGAGTTCGGAATGACGTGGGATGATTTGGCGGCGAAGCTAAAGTGGGAGTCATTTCCCCGAGAGGGCATCGTATCGGGGGATAAAGTGAGGGCGGAGGTGGGAGACGGCCTGCTGGTCTTGGAAGAAGTAAACGACATCGCGCATTGTTTTTCTGCGGAGGCCTACATAATCTTCCGTCCGAGATTTCCGATAACCCAAACTTGAGAGCAAACATGGACCTCGAAAAAATAGAGCCTCGTTCCGTAGTGTGTCGGCAATCTTCCGTGTCTTGCGCCTTGAGGTGTAAGCGGAAATGGTGGTGCAAATACCGGATGGGTATTGTCCTTCGGGGCGGGGAGTGTAAGGAGTCGGCCACACTCGGCACGATCTATCATCGGTTGCAATCCCTCGGGCCGGGGTCGGAAGTGAAGGTCAAAGCCGAAGTCCGCAAGCAGCAAACAGACTTGATGGAACGGGTGAATAAGGGAGAGGACTTGGACGGGCAGATTGTTCGGCTGGCTAATCTGTTGACGAGTCTGTATCACAAGGCCGAAGCGATGGCCCACATCTTTTGGGAGAAGTACCCCCAGCCCCCTCATTTCAAAACCATCGAGACGGAAATTAAACATACGATGGTGTGGAACGGGTTGATTCTCGAAGGCACGATAGACAAGTTGCTAATGGCAATGATCGGCCAAGAAACAACGGACGGGGTATGGATTCGTGACCACAAGAGTACGGGCATGACATTGGAGTCTTTGTTCGGCGGGTTGGCATGGTCTTTGCAGGGTCGAATCTACCGGCCTCTTGCGGAGGATTATTGCCACAAAAACCCCGACAAACTTACTTTGCCTGCCAAGTATTCCGTAGCCGGGGAATATGTTATCAGGGGGTTCATTCTCGATGGGATTCTCAAGCCGGGAATCAAACTGTGCAAGACAGATGAGAAGAACGCGAAAGAGTGGGGCGTGTCGATTGAGGATGCGTATTTGCGAAGGGTTAAAGAATGGTACGCCGAGAAGAACGAAGATGCCGTGCGGTCAAGGGCGATACTGTTTACCGAACCGTTGTTTCCAGCCGAGCTTCAAGAAGCACTGGAAGTTATGCGTGATCTTTCTTCCCGAGTGTTCTGTGTTCCCGAACAGTTTGAGCGGGACGTGACGCGGCAAGAGTGCTTCGCGTTTATGAAACAGTGCATCTACCACGACCTGTGTTCGACCGATCCGAAGAATTGGGGACCGTTGTTCGAGACGAAGTACAAGATGGCTGAAAGCGAGGGCGAGAATGAAGAAGATACTGTGCAAGATTCTGACGCTGGGTAGGCATTGGTGGCGCTATCTGCCGACGCGAACACGATTCAACCCGGTGATTCACTGTACGATTTGTGGAAAGATTCCCGGCAACCAGTGGGAAATATATGAGAAGAAGTTCAAGGGAACAGAGAAAGGCAGGTGTAGGATATGATTGTTGAACGGGCTTGTAAATATGTGATTTATGGAACCGAGGCGGAGATTATGGCAATAAGAAGCCTCATTGGAAAAACATCTTTCGATAGCAGGTGCGAGTTGGGGATGAAGTCCGACGAAGCTCTGCTTTTGGAGGATGTGTATAGGACGTTAGACGCTGCCCTTGGCAAGGAGGATGAATCATGCGAACGCTTATCGTGACAATCAGTTTGAT